ATAATCTAGGTAATATCTTGTAAAACTTGATAATATACCTTTCTATCATTTTTTAATACCGGTAAAAGTGGGAAGACCTGCTTCTTCGTGATACCATTGATTATTCCCCATAAAGTGTGTATCATAAACTTTTAAATATTCCGATAAAGTATAATACTGTGTTTTAACAGGAATAATATTTCCGTATATTTCATTTATTTTTGAAGTTATATAATCTTTTAGTACTCGTTGTGCTTCTTCACCGTCATGACCATTATCTAAAGCTTTCGGCAAGTCTCTTGTAAAATTTGCAAAATCGTCTAATTTATATTGGTGGTTTCTAATTTTATGATATAATTCAGGAACTTGATTTTTTAAAAAATCTGTTGTTTCTTTAGATCCATCAAAACAATAATCGGTAAATAGGTATGGAATTTTATATGTCTCAAATAAATTAATCATAGCATCCATATATATTAATTTTTTAATTTCATATAATCCTATGCCTGTATTATCGCATTCTCTATAGAGTAGTTCTGCTATTTTGTTATGTGGGATTGTGTTTATTTGTAAAATTTCCCAACTTTTAGATTTTAAAAAATATTCCTCAAAACGCAAACTATTTGCTAATGCTATTATAAAAAAAGGCTTATTATTAAATTTTAAATTTTTATAAACATATTCATAAGTCTTTCTTAAGACAGTATCATTACCTATACCAGGGACCGCTAAGTTTACAATCGGAAGTTTATAATTATTAGCTACTAATGCTGGCCAACCCTGTAATGGGGGACAGTAAAGATTTTGACAATATGTAAAACTGTCCCCATTCACGACAAAATGAGATACTTCTAAATTTTTATCAGGCATATACTATTATATAATTTTATAGGTCGTTTGTAAATGATTTAGGTTTTATTATTTCGGTAGAGTTTTTTTTGCCATTTGTTTAACAATTTTCTTTTGATCTTCCGGCGCAGGTGGGGGCGCAGCATTAGGTTCTGATTTTTCGCCTTTCCAAATAATTTTGTCACCTTGGATATTTGATATTACTTGATTTAATGGTGGCACCTCAATCATATTATACAAATCATCTTTATTTAAAATAATATCATAATTTCTATAATATTTTAAAAGTTCCGGCACAGTCATGTTTTTATCCAACGAGCCACTATCTAACTCACTTTGCAATTGTTGTGTAGTTACAACAATTGCATCAGATATAGGGTGTGTGGCATCTAATTCAAGGAGAAACATAATTATCTCTTTGCTCTACCTGCTCCAGGAACAGACGGTAATTCAGGTTCTTCTGGTTCTTCCGGCGATTCAGGGGAAGCAGGTACTTCTGGTTCTTCCATACCTGATTCAGGCGGGGTTTCACCACTTAAATTTGGTTCTTGATCTGTAGTAAATGCTTCTGAGCTACCACCTTGACCTGTAATACCATCTAATGCACTTTGTAATACTGATTTAGTTTGAAACAATGTTTGTTGTAAATTTGTTAATGATTCTGCGGCTGATTGGTTAAATTGTTGGCTTTCATTTACACCAATCTCACTCGTCATACTATCTGACACTGCAGTCAATTCTTTTACTAACATATCGCTTGTTTGTTCAAGCATTTTTTGAACGCTATCAACCATGTCTTGTGCAGCCAGGATTACCTGAGATTTTTCAACTTCAACATTTTCCATAACAATTTTTGGTGAAACATACCCATTATTTAAATTAGAAATATGTTTAGTCAAAGCCTGTTCTAAGAACAGTAACTTCATAAATGTAGGTTTAGTTTGACTTCTATAGAAGTTTTTTGACTTTCTTGTTTCTGCTATTAATCCTTTAACTTTTAATAACATACTTTTTGTAGCAGATTTGTTTAAACTACTAGGATCAAAGTCTAATTCAAAATTTGATTTTAATGCTTTTACAGCATGATTTGAAATTTCAAGGTCATTAAGTTTCATATGTTAGTCCATTTTTATTAATATATTTATCAATTTTTCTTTTTATTTAAGGCAAAATTGTTAAACTGTCTGGTCTGGGTAATATTTGCTAGAACTACAATATCCCGTATTTCCTGCTCAATTACTAATTTTTTGTGCTTTTTTTCAGCGATTTTTGCAAAAAATATACTTTGGTCTTCATTTTTTTTCTTTTTTAACTTGCTTTTAAGATGTTTTATTTCTTCTTTTAAAATACTTAATTTTTGATCAAGGTACAGTATGCGATTTTGTTCTTTTATTTTGTTAAATTTATGAAAAATAGACCAAACAACAGCTAATTTGGAATATGTAAAGTAAGCATCATCGTGTTGCTTTTCTCCCGAAATTTTAATATGATAGTAATTATTATCTAAAAATATGTTATATTTTCCAAAAATAATATAACCTTTATCTGAATTCTCCAAAAATAAAATGTTTTTTAATTCCGAAGAAAGTTCTTTATCAATAAAGTTTGATAGTTTTGTTTTATTTTCTTGGTTCATAATTCTCACGATCTTTAAAGTATATATTGCGTAATTCAGGTGTGGTATCTAAAAAGTTACTAAGTTTATTAAATTCTGTGCCACACTTAATCATGGGTACTCCATCACAGTCACTATACAGTTTACCAAAATTGTCAAAATCATTATTAAAAACGCTAGGGTGCTGTATTATAAAATCAAATGTCCAAACGTTTATTAAACTTTTACTAAGTTTTTTATATAAAAAACCAAACTCTGTATTTTCAAACTTCTCTTTGCGGAACACAGGAGGTGCTACTAATTCAGGCTGACTGCGTAAACTAATAGTTTGTATGATAGTATCTAAATTTGCTTGAGTATTACGTTTATACAACCACTCATCGTCAGTATTATCAGGACGACTTCTGTTTAATACGTTTGTTTGTTTTATATCAAATAATGTATAACAGGTAATTATATAACTCATACTGTATTTAACAGGCATAAAAAACCCGAGAATAAATCTCGGGTCTTTTTACTATAATAGTGTTTAACTATTAAGGTGTGTCTGCCAATGAAGCAAATGTTGCTGACATTGTACCACTTACATTTGAGTAACCAGTTGCTGTGTTTAAAGCAGCTACTAAGTTTGCTGGGCTTGATTCACCAGATGATGGATTTACATTACTCCATGCACCAGTTGGATAGATAGCAAGTGACATGTTATCGCTTGCTGCACTTGGGCTACCAGCATTGATTTGATAAATCATTACTGTTGCTAATTGTTCAACTGTACGGATAACTGTTTGTGTAACTGTGCCGTTTGCTTGACAATTTGCTACTACAACATTCATAAAGTCTAATTTTGGACCTTGTGGTTGTACTACTGCACCTGCAGTGTTTGTGTTAACACCACTATTTGTATAAGCTGGGTAATCTAAGTGTAATAATGGTTGAAAATCACCATTTGTACGTGTAAATTGTGCCATTTTGAAAATTCCTATATTTGGTTGAGACCTACTGTCTCATACTATTATTTATCATTCTACCAAAAAAAGGGCAGTATTAAGGTTAACGGCCGCGTAAATTTTGGGAGCTAAATCCTAATCTATCTACAAATTTAACGCCGTTAGCTACAAAACCCTCTTGACTGGGTGTTCCATCACTTAAATATCCCTGTACGGGGCTAGACTCTGCGGCTTTGTTCAATTGAGTAATTAAGCTTTGTTTTAAATTATAAAGTGCTATCCACACTTTAAATGCCCCTATCACACCTTCTTTATGTTCTCTTAAATATGGAGTGAGTTTATTACGCATATTATTTGTCATAGTTCTACTTTGAAAATACTTTATAAAATCTGTATAAAGATTTTTAAAATTACCTTGACGGACTTTACTGTTTATATAAGTTGTAAACAATTGTTGAAATACATTTTTAGCCTGCGGTGGATTATTAAACAATTGATCGATAGCATTGCTATATGTTCTGATTTCTTTTGTGGCAGCATCTACTAATTTTTTACTTGTAATTAACTTAGGTGTGTTAGGCATTTTACTAGGTACAATAGCTACATTACTATTATTTTTTAATTGGCCTATTGTTCCATTTAATGTTTGTGCCTGATCGGTAGTAATGGCTTCTGGTGGTATATATTGATGAACTGCTATTCCCGCTACTTTGTTACCTAATAATTTACCTAAATCGCTTGATGCTTCTACAGTATATGTAATACCGTTTGGATTTGGTTTAAATGTGTATTTTCCACCTTTATCTTCTAACGGTTGACCAAATAATAAATCTCCCCAATAATAACCTTTTGTGCCTGAACTTTCTTTAGCTAATCCCGGCCATATTTTTGTTATCACATTGACAAGATCACCTCGATTTACTCCACGAGCCATATCATACTCAGCAAATTCTTTTGGACTATAAATCTTACGACCTGAGCCATCTGTTTTATTAAACATATGTTTGTCCATAATACTAAATTTGCCGTTAGGTCCATGTCCAAATATTAAAGCGGGATAACCATCCCATTTAAT